CTCTTATACTAACTTTAGTTACAGAGATATCATCATCTTTTAAATTTTGTATTTCAAGTTTTTCACCACCGTCCCATCTACCAGGTCCACCTATATAATCTTTACATTTAGTTGTCATTCCAACAACTAAATTACCACTTGTATATTTTCCAGTACTCCATTTAACGAATATATCACCATCACCCATATCTTCAAATCCACTTGCTACTGCAGTACTTGTTGCTTGATTACCTGATATCATGTCTTGTGCTGCTTGTTGAGCTGCCTGTGATGATGCAACCTGTTGGTCCAATATTGCTAATTGAGCTTCTACCTGTCCTTGTAGTGATGCAACAATCTGTCTCAATCCAAGTATTTGTTCTCTAAGTGTTTCTTTCTGAGCATCTAAACCTGCAACTTGTGCTTGAAGAGATACTCTTGCTGATGCTTCTCTTGTTGCTTTAATAATTGCTTGTGAAAATTTAGCACTTAAATCACCAAATGAACTAGCTTGTTGTTGTAATTGGTTTTCAGCAATTGCTCTGGCCACCTGTGCAGCATCAAGTTGTTGTCTTAATGATTGTATCTGACCTTGTAATTGTGCAATCTGTGCTTGTAAATCTCTAATTGTATTATTAGCAGTTGCTAAATCTGCAATCGCTTGATTGTATCGTTCTAATAAATCATCGTATATTGGTTTAGGAACTACCGGCGGTGATGGTGGTAATGGTGGTACTATTAACTCATCAATAACAGTATCAACTGCTTTCTTTAATTGTTCTTCTTCGTACTTTGGCTTTTCTATAAAGTTTGTTAACTCACCATCTCTTTCACCTTCAATATGTTCATATGGTTCAGAAGCAGATTGAGAAACTATGGTAGTAGAACCATCAATAAATGTATGAGTTTTAGAAATAGGGTCCTCAGAGATGATTGCTCGTGAGCCACTCTGTGCCAATTCTGAAACTCTAAATTTATTATCTAATGCCATTTTATTTCTCTATCGTAAAAGTTAAATCCTTATCATCAAAGTATTCTATAACACCATCTCTATTAGTTTTAATCTGAATATAGTAATCTCTATTATATTCCCAATTTGTTAAATCTAATTTAAAGAAATTACCATTTGAATCACACGAAACTTTTGTGTAATCATCATCAAATGCAATTATAATCTCATCAGTTAATATATCTTTTACCTGATAATAAGTAGTTGATGGTAAAAAATATAAATCTGTATATGAGTATTCATTAGTATATGTTTTAAGAGGATATTTTTCTCTTCCGAAAACTCTGATTGTAGGTTTACTTCCACGCTTGTATCTAGTCTTTAATCTTTTAAATGTTACATGAATATCATCAGCGGTAAGTTCTGTTAAAGAGCCAGTAGAGAATGAAGAATCATCCCAACCAATTCTCAGTTTAGGTTGGTATATTGTATTTGTTTCTTTTGAGAAGAATTTTAATTGCCCATAATCATTAGTATCATTTTCTAATGATGTATCATGTTTTAAAATAAATCCCTCATTTGGTAGAGTTCCACCAATCCATTCATCCATAGTTGTTTTAACATCCATTTCTATATCAGATGATTCGTATGAAAAAGATTGTGATGAAAATGAACCAGTGAACCAAGTTCCTCCCTTACCATTAAATGAACCAGTTGTATCTGCAGAATGGTTTTCTTGTGATAACCAATCTTGTCCTGTTCTTACAGAGTTCCAAGATACACCATCAGTTGTAATATCATCGAAACGAGTACCTATACCCATTTCCCATGATTGTGTTACTGCATAAGCATATATTGTATAATCAATTGGAATTTCAGATGATTCACATTCTTTAAGAATCATATCTACTGCACTCATTGTTACTTCACCACTTGCAATAGATTGTGAAAGTGGAGTTGTTTCAAACTTGATTACAGAATGTGCTATATCTTTTAAACTTCCATAATAAGTTTTAGAAACTTCTAAAATTTCATCTAATCCAGTATTCTGAGATGGTTGTTGTAAGTAAATAGATGCATCTTTAGATGCGGTTACGAAATGATACATTATATAACCCTCCCTTTTATATCCTTACCAGGATATTTTAATTCAAATACTGAAGGGTCTAATGATGGAAAAACCATTTTACCTTTAGTTGCCGTTTCAATATTATACTTGTGCTTAGAGTAAGTTCCACCACATTTATTTTCAATTATACATTTAGGAACAGATTGTACTCCTTCTACTGATGCTATTATCAATTCCAATTCTGAAATATTAATTGGTTTATTAAATGTCCAATTATCAATATTAAAATAATTTTCTATTTCAGTAATACATTGTAACATTACTTCTCGTTTATTATAAGAATTAAATACTCTGATTTCAAAATCAACACCAACATTTATTACAAAACCATCTAATAAATTTATACCATCGGTTAACATTCTATATTCTGATAGGTATGTTTTTAAATTTTCTTTAACTGCTCTGTTTAAAGATGTTAATTTTTTATTTGAATTATATCCAAGAACATATAGATTTATAGCAAATGGATTATTCTTTTCATTTACAGTTCCTTTTTTATTAGTTAAAAAAGTTTGTAATTGTGTTTTTAACTCAGTTTCTGTAAGTTCTTTTTCTTGTAAATCCAAAACCAACCCTGCGAACTCATCTAAAGAATCAGGTGAGGATAATATTGATGATGGTGAGTTGTTATCCAATTCTCCATCAGGAGCAGTATATGCTTTTGCTACACCTCCATATTTTGGTGGAAGAGCTAATGCTCTAACTTGATAATCTTTTCGTGTTACTGCTCTGTTTTGTGAACCAAAGTGTGCAAGTGCGTTTTCTCTAATCTCATCGATTGTTTCTGCACCCCTACCACCACTAGCTGGTATTTCATTATCAACTGCAACTGAATTTTTACAGAATCTATATAATGTTAATTCATCATCATCAAATAAAGATAAATCTTCATCGAATTCAATTGCATCTATTTTAGTTAAATCGTTTGCAGGTACATTTGCCTCAACACCACCACCTGTAAAATATCGTATAGTGAGTGTTGTGTTGGCAGGAGCCTGTCCATATGATTTTGATTTTAAGAAGTTAGCAGGGTCAAATGATGCACCCAATCTATCAATTGAATTATTCAATCCTAATCCAACATTTTTAAAGTTTGGTAAGAAAGTTTCATCTGAAGATGCTGAATTACCTCCCCCAAATACAAGAGATGTTGAATTATCTTCATTTACTTGTCTTACAAATCTTCTTGATGTTTTAGTTACCTGTAAAATCTGTGATACTGAATCTTTAAATTGTGCTAAATCTTTATCACGCTGGTCTGTGTTTGCGTAATCAGTATAAACAAGTTCTTGTGCAAGATAAGGAACTTCATACCATTTGTTTCCATTTGAATCCCTCACATCATAAATTTCAATTATATTAGTATCAGCAATATTAACTTTAGAAAATTGCTCTGGTGAATCAAATGAAACATTTAATGTATTTAATTCAGCTGAAATAGCATTTACATATTTTCTTATTAAATAAAATGTTGGTTCACCGAATTCGTTTCTTTCGTACACAGATACTTCTCTCTCATTCAAGTCATTAAAATCTACAAGTTCGGTAGTTCTAAAAGTAAGACCTGTTGTTGAAGAAGTAATATTCATTCCTTCTTTAATTCTAATAAGATATCCTGCATCTAAATCAAATCTATTATCACCATCATATAAATTACCACTAGCTTTTCTTTTACTTGGTACAAGCTGGTAAACTGATATAGTTGTTAATCCTGCCGATGTTGTTTTTGGTTTATATCCTAAGAAGTTTGCAAGAGCAACAACATTACTTCTATCTTCTGCAGAATGAATCATTGATTCTTTTAAAGTATCATCAATATAATATCCAAGAACATCTCCTAAGTAAGATGCCATTTCTATGAACATCATACCTGGCGATGATTCATTAAAATCAGAATACGTTTGTGGGAAGTATGTTTTTGAAAACTCTATTAAATTATCTCTAAATTGACCAAAGTCTTTATTTAGATATTTAATATCTCTTCCCTTGTTTTTTATATTACCAGTATTAAGTGCCATAATTTATTATCCCTGCAAAGTAAATGTTACATTATCGGTTTCGATATTATCACCAATTGAAAATTTTATATTCATTCCAACTTGATTTCTATCTTTCATTTCATCTGTTAATTCAACATTTATCTCATCTATGTTTATATAAGGTAACCAAAAGTTTACACTTTCAGTTATTGTATCTACTAATCTACCCTCAAAATCATCTCCCATTTGTTCAAATAATAATTCGTGTAATCCTGTACCAAATTCTGGTTGCATTACTCGCTCTCCTTTTGCTGTAAGAAGAAGATTTCTTAAATTAGATTTTGCAGCTTCATATGAGGTATAGGTTGGTTTAAATAAAGTACCACCGTTTGTAGGAAACTGAAATCCATAAGCATGACTATCAAACTCTGATTCAGTATCTTTTACAATCTTTTTACCTATAACATATGCCACTACTTACTCCTTACTTTTTAAACTTTTTAACTAACGCAGAGTTATCTCTGTTTAATATTCTATCCAAACCAGCTAACCCAGTCTGTACACCCAATCCACCTTGCTTCACTCCAGCAGCTGCTGATACATCTCCATATCCCATCTGTGCTGCCATTGAATGTTGCAAGTTCGGTGGTACACCTCCTCCCATTGCAACGTTAGTTGAATCAAATGTAATTGTTTTATCCATACTTTCATTCACTTGTGGTTTCTGAAATGAATCTAACACAGATTTAACTTGTGTTCCTCCACTTCTTTGTTCTTTAGAGAATGGTTGTGTATTATTAAGAACCTCATTAATTGCAGCGTTTTTACTCAATTGTCTTTTTGGTTGTTCTTCTCGTTCGTTTTGTAATACTTGATTTGCCATTTCAAAAGGGTCTACTTCTTCACTAACTACTTTTTTTGTTGTAGTTTTTTTCAAAGTTTTTATTTTACCTTTAACGGCTTCATCAAGTATTGCTGGAAATTGGTCCTTAAGAAACTTCTCATGTTTCTTAGATACCTCAACCTCCACTAATGCCTTTATTACCTTAATAAGTTTTTTATTATCCATTTTTGAAAAATTGTTTTTATCTTAATATAAATATATCTTTGTTCGTTTTATAGTTTTTAATCACAGTCCGTACAACACTTTCTTCTTTCTTCCTCAAGCTCTTGTCTAATTTGAGATAAAGATTTTTGTAATTCTTTAGAATTTCTATCATCTTTTGCTTTATCTATTAAATCAGCAACCATCAAATCAGCTTCTGTAAAAAACCTTTCTCTACCTAAACTATCTTTTTGTGTTTCTGCTCTAAGTATATCATCTAAATTTGATTCCAACGTACCCCCACTTGATAATCTTGCTCTAAGTTGATTATCTAAATCCTCGGAACCACCTCCTTGTTGTCCTGGATTAAATGGTACATTATTACCACCAAATGTTGAACCATTTAAATTTCCAAAATTTCCATCTTTTCCAAAATTAGCTGCAGATTGTCCATTTGGTGCAGTTCCTCCACCCAACTTTAAAGACGGAAATGGAATGTTTGGTATTGAATACCCCGTCCATTGTACAACACCAGGACCTGGAATTGGAGATGGGGCTGAAGGGTATAACGATGTTGTCATATACATTCCTTTTAATGATAAAAGATGTATTTGCATAAACAGAACCATCATATCTAAAAATGTTAAACAAGAATCAGTTGGAATTTCAAATGGTACATTTGGCCATGTGCCAGGCGAAGTTACCATAACTGAATTTGCAATTATATTTTGTACTGAACCCGGTGCTGGTATTAATGGAGTGGGGAAGGGGAGTAATGTTGCTCCAGTCCAATATCCTTTTACTGCATTACCAACATCTTTTAAAAAAGCATGTTTACCAGGCGTTCCTTTTGTAAGTGCAGTTGTATGTGCTACATTCATCATAGTAACAAATAATGGAACCAGTGCGGTAGCAACTGGATTTTTGTTTATGAGCTGACCACCTCTTCTCATACACATATCATACTCCATGGCCAATTTAGCGGCGTACTGAGGATATGCAGCAACTCCAAGAGGATTGTTCATATAGAGTAGCATATTTACTTTGAACAATTTCCAAGACATAATTTTACTCCGTAAAGTTTAATGTAGATTTTATTTGGTCTAACCTTGCTCTAATTTGTTCGAACTCAGGTAAGTTTAAAGGTCCTTTAGCGGTAGGTCCTGCAGGAGTTGCGTAAATTTGATTTGAAACTGCAGTAATCAGTGCATCTAATATATCTACTAAAGTTTGTCCTCTTGCTAATGGTTCCTTTTGTCCCGAACCACCACTATTACCATTATCTTCGGTATTTAATCTTATTTGACCAGTACCAGTTGTTACAATAAAGTTGCTATTATTTCTGTTAGATGTAATGATAATATCATCACCAAAATCTAATTCAGCACCTTTGTTTCCATTATCAATTGTGAACTTACCATCAGATATGAATCCATAATCTCCTTTTGAAAAGAACATCATTTCAGATGCTTTAGATGAAAGAATAATTCTTTCTGAATTAATTAGTATTTGGTCTTGTCCTACATATTCTTCTGGTAACTCAAACTTTATGGGAGTAGTTTCAAAGTTAGAAGAACCACCATCATCTACAAGACCTGGTTGGAATGGTATTTTGTAATCTTGAGATGTAAGTGCAATAATAGAACCATCTTTGTTTACATCTTCTTCTGTGATATCACCACTTTTTAACTTACTAACAGATTCATCGTTTTGTCTGTTTCTAATTATTGTAGTTGGAGAAAATGTAGATTCTGAATTATTATATCCACTAAATCGTATAGATTGTCCAAATCTCGATTGAAGAATAGAATCTCCTTCATATAATTTTAACTTGTTAACTTGTTGCTCTTCAAAATATTCACCATACTTAGTACTTCTATCATCAGATTTTGATGAGTTTGAAGTACTTGTTTTTGATACAGTTGAATAATCACCACCACCAGCTGATTTTTGAGTTTGTTTATATGTGGTTTTATTTTTATTAATTGCTGCATTACCACTACTGATATTGTTTGAAGATATTCTTCTATAATATCTTACAGAACCTATTTTATATAATTCTACGGTTTCACCTATAATTGGTAATTCTAATAAAGATGAATTTAAGGGTTGGTATGTGAATAGCGAACTCTCAGCCGAAGTTTTATCTTTTATAGGTCTGATAACAGCTGAACCCACTATACCAGTTTCCTTTTCAGTATAAATACTCTCAGTACTATCTTCCTTAGAACGAATTATTTTGTGAGTATCATCTAATATAACTTCAGTAACTATTCCTGTTTCTGGAGTTTCTCTGATTGCTATTTTATTAGTTTGTGCAGATTTATATGATTGTTGTAATCTTTTAGCCATCGTTATCTACTTTTTGTTTGAGTT